ACCGTGGTAGCGTTGATTTGGTGGGGGGATCTGCCACAGTAAACATTGATACAGCAGCAGGGATGACGGACGGAACCTTTGTTTTGCTTAACACAAACGTGCAGTGCTTTACATCAAACGAATCAGGCTGGACTGCAATCAAAGGTTCGGTGTCTGGTAACACTTTAACAATTACTGCACAAGACAATACTTGCACTGACACAATCTCTTGGATGGTGGTGGGTGAGCGTCACGATCAGCACATGAAGGATACTGAGTGGACTGATAGCGACGGTAAAGTAATTGTAGAACCCGAAAAAACTTCTGAAGGAGAATAGCAAATGGCTATAAACACAACTTGGTCGGTTCAAAACATGACCCGTGTAGACGCTGATGGTGGCGTTATAAAAGTATATTGGGCTTGTATCGCAGAAAGTGATGCTGGCGGCGGCGAAAGTGCAAACGAGGGGGGAAAAAACATTTTCACTTACGATGCGTCTTCTAGCGATTTTATTGCCTATGCGGATCTAAAAGAAAGCGACGTTTTAGGCTGGATCTGGGAAGCCAATAAAGCGGAAGGTGAAACTGCTGAAGAATACAAAGCAGGTATCGAAGCTAACCGCACTTCCCGTGTGCAAAATCAGATTGATCGTAACGCAACACAAGCTACAGGAGTGCCGTGGTAATGAGTGAAGAAAACAAAGTCGTAATTAACGACGAGGAGTATAACTTTGGTGATTTGAAGGTCGAAACTCAGGCCCACATTGCTAGAGTTGCAGAGATCCGTCGTGAAATAGCTACGCTGCAACAACAGATCGCAGAGCGTAACGTGTTACTTCAAGCCTACACCCAGAGCATTGTCGAAGGTGTTAAGCCTGTAGAAGAGCCTGAGACCACACAAGGTCTGCCCGAAGGCTTCAAGGAACACTAATGAGCTTACTCGAAATTGTCAGCACACTGACCACATTGTCCGTGATTGCGTCTGCTGTTTGTGCAGTGACGCCCACCCCGAAGGACGATGCATTCTTAGCGAAGTATGTATACCCGGTGATTGAGGCTTTGGCACTCAACATAGGTAAAGCAAAAGAATAATAATGTGCTATCTCGCACTTGCAGAGGAATGGGGCTTGGACAAAGGCGACAAGGCTTTACAAGAAATTAACACGCATGAGCGAGAGTGTGCTTTGCGGTATGAACGCATCGAAGAGCGCCTGAGAGATGGATCGAAGCGGTTTGACCGCCTTGATGAAAAGATAGACCGATTTGGAAATCGGTTGTGGTGGATTATGGGTTTGATCGTTGTGAGCATTCTGGTGCCACAGTTTTTAGGAGGTTGAGATGAGTGATGGAACAATAAAAGTACCGACATGGGCTTTGCCAATCGGCGCGGCTGCGTTGTCTGGTGCAATGGTGTGGGGTGCTAGTCAGGCTCAGGCGCAAGCTACTCAGGAAGAAGTAGATCGAATCGAGGCTGTTGTTGAGAAAACGGTAGAAGAGGCCCAAGCCACGGGAAAGCTAGCAGCAGTCAATGCGAGCAAAATCGAGGCTATCGTGGACAGCTTAGCGGAACAGTCAGAGACCGCCAAGGCGAGCGACGCGAAGCTTCAACAACTGATCGAGATAATGCTGAAGAACCAGAACTAGAATATGACCCCGCCAATCCGAATCTTTTTTGTGATTTGAGAGAGTGGCGCATGTTAGAGCTAGTCAACCCGCCACAGTATCGTCACTGTCTTGCGCTTAAGTGGCTGCAATATAATCATCGGCAGTGCGGCTATGGTGCGCAAATCTACATTCAAAACACGATGTCAAGGGTTCTGGGTACAGCTTATCAACTAGACGTTGACCTGCTTACATGGGAACTTGTTAAGCCGAAAGCTGTGCGCACTCAGGCTGTCCAGAAAAAGAAGCGTTTGTGATGGACGCAGCACCTTTCCCTAACAGCGTCAACGCCCCAGTACCTACTGTCGTAAAAAACAAGATCCACGACAGCTATCGCATCAACCAGCTATCTAATGTTCTTACAGACAAAGTGGCCGCAACTACAAAGTATAGCGAGTTTGTCTATGAGTACCGGAGCGGCGAGGTGCTCACCACTACCGTCAAAGTCTATGACCAGTTTCTTTTGGATATAAGCGCATGACCATGATGATTTTTGTGCTCATTATCGTAGAGCGAGGCGTGCCCACGGGAGAAGAGTTTTACTTTCAAGAACTTACGTCCTGCCTTGAATATTCAGACGCACTCAATAATCAGTCGGTAGGTTTCCAAAGCGGTAGCAGAAACAGGTTTTTTGAATCGTATTGTCGTGTTCGTCAGATCAATGTAGCGGACGCTGGCACTAAGATACTATTTAGAGACCCTAAAAAGTCGGAGGATTGATGAGTCCTAAGAAGTTAGAACCGAAATCACGGTATGCTCAGTACGACCTCGACGGAGATGGAGTGGTCAGCGATGAAGAATTGGCAAGAAACCAAGAACTTGTTGAAATCGAATTGCGTGAAGAGAAAGCAGATAGTCAACGAAGAATGGCTTGGGTTAGTCTTAGCAGTATGGTGGTTTACTCTATATTACCACTATTGTCCTTCGTTCCTGAATCGCGCTTGTCCACCCTTGCCTCTTTAAGTGACATGTTATTTCTTAGTCAAGCATCTATTGTGGGCTTATACTTTGGTGCTACTGCGTACATGGCAAAAGGCAGATGAGCGACGAGAATCGTGTCACGTTGCGCTGCGCACGCTGTAAGAAAAAAGGCGGGGTGATGGATTTTGTGCATCTAAAAATTAAAACTCTTTGTGGGCGTTGCTACGCACGATTAAGTGGGTGGGCGTAATGGGCATACTTGGATCACTTATAGGCCCAGCTACTCAGCTACTAGATAAAGTAATTGAGGACAAAGACCAAAAGAACGCCTTAGCGCACGAGATTGCGACTATGGCAGAGCGACATGCACAGGAGCTTGCCAAAGGCCAGTTAGAAGTAAATAAAGTTGAAGCTGCGCATCACAGCATCTTCGTATCTGGGTGGCGACCTTGTATCGGTTGGGTGTGTGCGCTCGGTCTTTTATACAATACGATTCTTTCAAACATATTGGGCATTTGGGTAGAGGTGCCAGAAATAGATACTACGCTGCTTGTCCCCGTTATGATGGGGATGCTCGGTCTTGGGGCTATGAGATCATATGAAAAAGTACAAGGTGTTAGTCGGGAGAAATAGATGTCAGAGCAATTAATTAACATGTTAAAACGTCACGAAGGTGTGCGTAGCCATGTATACCTGTGTAGTGCTGGTTATGAAACGATAGCTGTTGGTAGGAATATAGCAGAGTCAGGGCTAGGACTATCTGAAGACGAAATTGAGTTTTTACTTAACAATGATATTAGGCGCGTCCGAGAGGAACTTAACGATACTTATTTTTGGTTCGCAGCTCTTAACGAAGCCCGAAAAGATGCAATGATTGATATATGTTTTAATCTTGGTCTTACAAGACTTCGTGGGTTTGTAAAAGCTTTAGAAGCTATGTCTCGTGAGCAATTTGATATTGCAGCGGATGAGTTTATGGATAGTCGTTGGAGTGAGCAAGTAGGTAATCGTGCGGCAGAGGTTACTGAAATGATACGAACTGGAGAGTATCAGTAATGCCACTACAAAAATATATATTTAATCCTGGAATCAATAAAGAAGGAACAGACTATGCTGCGGAAGGTGGTTGGTTTGACGCTAATTTAGTTCGTTTTCGTAAAGGTTTACCAGAGAAAATAGGTGGGTGGCAGAAGTATATTGAGACTTCTTACGAAGGAACAGGTAGAAAACTTCACGGTTGGGTAGATTTAGACGGTACGAAACTCCTAGGATTAGGTACACGGTTTAAACTTTATATCCAAGAGGGGACTAGCTATAACGATATTACACCGATACGCGAAACAACTAGCGCAGGGGATGTCACCTTCGCTGCGACTAATGGTTCAAGCACCCTTACGGTTACAGATTCTGGACATGGAGCAGTAGACGGAGATTTTGTAACTTTTTCTGGGGCAGCAAGTTTAGGTGGCAATATTACAGATACGGTATTAAATCAAGAATATCAAGTCGTATCTGTTCCTACAGCTAATACTTTTACAATAGTTGCTAAAGATACTGACGGAGCTACGGTTACTGCTAATAGTAGTGATACTGGTAACGGGGGTAGTAGTGTTGTAGGCGTTTATCAAATTAATTCTGGTTTGGACGTTTTTGTAGACGGTACAGGTTGGAGTGTTGGAGCATGGGGATCTGGGACTTGGGGGTCTACAACTTCATTAGGTGACGCTAATCAGTTACGTCTTTGGTCCATGGATAATTTCGGCGAAGATTTAATTTCTAATCCCCGCGCAGGAAGTATTTATTACTGGGATAAAACAAGTGGATTAAATACGCGAGCAGTTCCGTTAACTTCTTTAGCTGGAGCTAATAAAGCTCCGACAAAAGGATTACAAATCTTAGTATCAGACGTTGATAGACACGTTATTGTTTTAGGCGCTGATCCAATAAGTGGTGGCTCACGAAGCGGAACTATTGACCCGTTGTTAGTTGCATTTTCTGATCAAGAAAACCCTGCTGAATGGGAACCTCTAGCTACTAATACCGCGGGTTCATTACGTTGTTCTGCTGGTTCAGAAATAATTGGGGGATTACGCGCTCGTCAAGAAACTTTAATCTGGACTGACGTTGCTCTATACAGTTTACAGTTTATTGGGCCACCGAATACTTTTGGTTTAATTTTATTAAATGAAGGGGTTAGTCTTATTGGGCCGAATGCCGCCGTAAATACGCCTAATGGTATTTTTTGGATGGATAAAAAAGGCTTTTATATGTATAACGGTTCAGTACAACCAATCCCTTGTACTGTTCACGCTTTTGTTTTTGATAACCTTAACGAAAAACAAGCTTTCCAAGTATTTGGTTTCGTTAATAAACAATTCGATGAAGTCGGCTGGTTCTATTGTTCAGGTGAAAATACCGTTATTGATAGATATGTTTCTTATAACTATGTGGAAAATTCTTGGGCTATTGGAGAACTTTCGAGAACTGCTTGGTTAGATGAAGGATTAGTTGCTTTCCCTAGAGCAGCAGGGAAAGATAACAGCACTCACTTTCTTTACTCTCATGAAACAGGGTTCGATGACGATGGTTCTCCTATGAACAATGTCTTTATTGAAAGTGCTGATTTCGATATTGGAGATGGAGAACAATTCCAATTTATTAGGCGATTTATCCCAGACGTTAAGTTCACAGGTAATTCTTCTGGGACACAAAAAATAAATTTAGTTTTAAAAGCGCGTAATTTTCCAGGAGATTCTTTAACTACCGATCAAACGAGTTCGTTTACTGCTACGACTACTAAAGTAGATACGAGGGCTAGGGGTCGACAAGCCGCTATTCGTTTCGAATCTGACGACGATGCAGAAACCGTAGACAGGTTAGGAGTTGGTTTTAGGATTGGTGCAACAAGGCTAGATGTTCAGCCTAACGGTAGACGTTGATGGCAAGAATACTTCCAGGAAGATTGCCTCAAGCTGCTTCAGATACAGTAGAAGCTCCTACGTTTAACAGAGCTATGCGACTGTTAGAGTTAAACGTCGGTACTTTTGACCCTGATCGTACTCCTCAATACACTTCGGCTAACCGTGATACGTTATTTTTCGAAAAAGGGGATATTATTTGGAATACCACAGAGAACGTTCTTCAAGTATATTTGGGTAATTCTTGGCAGAATATTTCAACGCCAAGCACCTCTGGTGTTAGCGCAACAGGGAGTATCGGGGTAGTTAGTGTTGCTACTAATGGTAACGTTGGGGTGTCTTTGTAGTTATGAAAAAGACTAAGAAACAACCTAAAGTACCCGCAAAGTATTTAGCTGGTCTTTCTGCGAAAGAAAAAGCAAAACGTAAGAAAGAAATAGCTAAAAACAAAAAGAAGTCTCTAAGTGACCCTTCTGCTTATAAATTTTCTACAGATAAGAAAAAAGGTAAGCGTAGGAAAACAGTTGAGTCTAAATATACACGGCGCTTTAGAGAGAGGTTTGGTACAAAATCATGAGTCTTTCAGCTAAAACTAAAAAAGCTTTGGCTAATAAAGCGGAAGCTGCTCGTAAAAAAGGTAAAAAAGTTACTGCTGGGCAACTTGCTCGCGTCTATAAACGAGGGTTAGCTGCATATAAAACAGGGCATCGTCCTGGAGCTTCTCAACACCAATGGGCTATGGCCCGTGTTAATTCTGTACTTACTGGTGGTAAAGCAGCTACTGTAGATAAAGATATTATGAAAGGTGGGAAAGCTAAAAAGAAACCTGCCAAGAAGAAAACTGCATGACTAGACTATTCGATGACGAACAGACTACTTCTTTAGTTCGTGCTATGGCGAACCCTGAATCTAATGCTCGTAAAATGGCAGAGCAAAATCAAGAGATTGGTATTCCGTCTGACGTTACAACGGATATTCTTAATAAATACGCTACATACGGGGCTAATACTGGTATCGGTAATCTTGGGGGAAGCCGATTAGTAGAAGCGATAAATGATCAATACCGTAAAAAAGTAGACGCGCCTTTACAACAAGAATCAAAAGAGGCGTTTCTTGGTGGTTTTACAGAATTGTTAGCTGAACTAGGAAAAAGTGCTACAGAGACTGCTACAGAGACCTCAATACCTTCAGGGATCTCCATACCAGAATCTACGGTTCCTACTACCCCCCGTAGTCTTACGGAAGCAGACCCAACAGCACTAGACGAAGCGATAAACTCTCCTATTGCTAATACAGATGAAACACGATTAGATAAATTTAAAAAATACCTAGAAGAAAATCCTTTAGTTGCTAAACAATTAGGCGAAAGCGCGGGGACTCTCGGCGGTATTTTAGCAAAAGAAGCAATAGGCGAAGACGAAACGGAAAGAGTAATTTCGGCTCCTAGACCTCGTTTCCAACCTTCGCGAGTCCAGACTCCTCGTATCGGTATGTCGGGGGGAGGAAAGCCGCCTGAAGGTTCTGTATTAGGCCGTAAACTCTTTTTAGAAGGCGGCGAAGTAGACGGGCCAGGAGGCCCGAAAGAAGATCTCGTACCTATTTGGGCGAGCGATAAAGAATACGTTATGTCTCATGAGGCAGTAAAACGAATGGGGGGAGGTGATTTCGATAAAGGAATCGCGACCCTTGATAAAATTAATTTCGGTAAATAGTTATGGCTAACGAAACTGCATATAGTTATCAGGCTCCCGATCAACTTATTTATAACTTACTTACGGGGGCTGATGCAGGATTACAAATTGATCCCGAAACGGGACAAAGCACTCGTTTAGGGTTATTACCTCTTGTTGAAGCTTATTACCGAAGTCAATTTCAAAATCTAGGCGCAGAAGATAGTTCCCCGTTTACTTATACAGGTGAACGGATTGCAGAGTTTTCTCCTAGAGAAGAACTAGCTATGCAACTCGCGGATCAAGGAATTGGTTCGTTCGCTCCTTTTTTAGCCCGTAGTGCTGGGTTAACCGAAGAATCTCTAGCTACGCTAGCTGGTGGGGCTTCAGAAGCAAAAGCTCAAGCACTTCGTGCGTTACAACAAGGGGAAGACTATACAAAATTAGGTATCGGGCAAGGAAGTGAGTTTTTAACGCGAGGTGTCGATAAAGCAGGGGAAGCTGAAAAAGGATTACTTTATTCTTTAGCTGGGGTTCGTGGTCGTGGCGAACAGGGATATCAATCAGGTCTTGCAAATATATTACAAGGGACTCAAGAAGGACGAGCTGGTTTAGACGAAGCTTCGCCGTTTTTTACTCAAGCCCGTGCTGAAGGGCTAGAGGGTACAACAGAAGCTCTTACAGGAGTGCGTGCAGGGAGGCAATCTGAGTTATCTTCTGCAGCCCAAGCAGAAGCTGCTGCTCGTCGTGCTACAGATATCCAAGATCCTTATTTACAAGAAGCGTTAGAACAAGTGCGCTCTAGCACTGCAGGATTCGATACTGCGGATATTGATCGTTTTCAAAACCCTTATGAAGATTTAGTTGTTCAACAAACAATTAGAGATTTAGAAAAAGCTGCTAAACAAAAAGATATAGCTAGGGACGCAGCCGATGTTACATCAGGCGCTTTTGGGGGGTCTCGTTCTCGTTTAGGTGCTCAAGAAAGACAAATAGCTGAAACCCGTGGGTTAGCTGAAGCTTTAGCAGGAATCCGAGCTGGAGGTTTTACGTCAGCTAGAGATGCTGCGATGGGAGAGTTTGCTCGTCAACGAGGGGCTGAAGCTGGGGCAGGATCACAAATCGCAGGACTTGGAGCACAAGCGGGTTCAGCACAAGCAGGATTAGCTCAAACTTTAGCTGGATTAGGCGCTCAAAGAGGGGCTGCTCAACGAGGGGCTGCTAGAGAAATAGCTGGATTAGGCGCTCAACGAGCAGGGTTTGAAACAGGTGCAGGAACTGCATTATCTAACCTCGCTCAACAACGTTACGGTATGGGGACAGGCACTGGTCAAACCCAAGCTGCATTAGGTTCTCAATCTGCGGCTCAACAATTAGCGGCGGCTCAAGCAGGACAAGCAGCTAAACAAGCTACTGCGGCTACGTTAGGCCAAGCAGGACAACAAATTTACGGTATGGGAACTGGTACTGGTCAACAACTATTTGGTATGGGAACTGGTACTGGTCAACAACTAAGTGGGTTAGCTGGCCAATTAGCAGCTGGTCAACAACAAGGTGCTCAAGCGATGGCACAACAAGCACAGTTGCAACCACAATTACAAGCAGGAGACGTAAGTTCTCTAATGCAAACAGGTGCAATGAACCGTGCTAGAAACCAAGCTTTGTTAGATTTGAATTATCAAAACTTCGTAGGCCAGTATAATTTACCGAATCAACTTATGTCTGGTTATGCGAACTTCTTAACTGGGGCTGGGCCGTTAGCAGGGGGTACGGGTTATTCTGGTACTACCCAACAAACGCCTTTTGGGTATCAAGGCTATAGTACAGGTGGGGGGTATAAAGAAGGAGGACAACCGATTCCTGAAGGGAATAAAGGATTAGCTGCGTTAGCTAAAAAAGCTCCAGAAGTTGTTCGGAAGATGGGCTTTACCCCTGTTAAAAAGAATATGGGTGGGGGATTATCAGGTCGTTTTCCAAGAGCTTCTCGTAAGTTAGGAGCGTAACATGGCTAAAAACTTCGGATTTAATATCGGTGGTGGGGGAATCGCGGATCTTGTTGCTGCACCTAAAGTTAATCCTATTCGTTCAGGACAGTTTGCACCTACACCCCAGTTTCGTAGAGATACTAAAGAGCCGAAAAAACAAATAACAGGTGCGTTGCTAGGGGCTGCTTCTCCGTTTCTTGCTGAAGCGGGTATCGCTGGTCTAGCAAAAATACCAGGATTAGAAAATCTTTTATTTACGCCTGAAGCTAAAATTAAAGACGAATTAGGTTTATCTCCAGACGTTAGATCAGGCGCGGCACTTGGGCCAAGTCCCTATGAAGCAGAAAGACGAAAGCGTAGTGCACAAGTTGATGTCTCGTTACCTTCGTTAAAAACTCCTCAACAAAAAACATTACTAGGAAAAGGTTTAACTGAGTTATTGTCTTTCGCTCCTGCCTTAGCATTAGGGGATGATGACGACGGTTCAGTAGCTGCGTTTATTTCTGCAGCACAAGCGGGTAAAAAATTAGAGGGCGCTTTAGATGAGCAACGTCTAAAAGCCTATCTAGCACGAGAAACGAAACGTGGTGAATTAAAAGCTGACGTAGGAGATTTTGATAGTAAAATTTCTTATAGCGCAGTATTACAAAACGATGGCAGTTTTGCTCCTGTAAAACGACAAGTATTAATCTCCCCAGATAAAACTACTCGTTATGTAATGAGTCAGGGAAATCCCGCTGTTGACTTTGTTTATGGAGAAGACGGAAACGAAGTTCCTGTTCCTAGGGGTCAATACTTTGTTCGTGAAGAACTCACGTTAGACGATAATGATCCTGGAAAACCTAAAGACGTAAAACTGTTCGATACGAATAGTGGTCAAATTGCTTACGGAACTATCGAATATATGCAAACCCCACAAGGGCGTACTAGTCGTGTTTCACTTCAAGATCCTCGTAATCGTAGGGGCACTAATGAATTTACTACAACAGCTTCGTTAAAAGAAGAATTCGGAGATAACTGGGTTCCTTATGACCAAGAATTAGCTGATTTAGATGCTCGCGAAAAAGGCGACCCGCAAGTATTTAAAACATTTGAAGGCCGTTTAGATCGTGAGGTAGCTACTTTTGAAGTAGCAGGAATAGCTTCTCAGATTATTCCGATCGCGATGAGAGCAGAAAACGATGATAGATTATTGACTGATGTAGGAGCTGTTCCTGGGTTTTTAGATAAACTACGAAAAGAAATTAATGCTGCGTATAACATTATAGGTAATTCAGGACGAACAGTTCAACAAATTATCTATGACGAAGGACAAGAAACAGGTTCTTCAGTCAGTATGGGTAAATTGTTAATCGCCTCTCAAAACTATAGTCAAGTTATGAATACTCCTGGGGCGACTGATGCAGAAAAAGAAGCCGCTAAACAAGGATTAGTCTCTGCTTTAAAAGTTGTACAAACCCGAGCTATAGATCAAGGAGCTGATAATTCTCTTACGGCACTAGATTTAGATAGTAATGACTTTCAACAGTTAATTGTAGACCGAGGGATGCTTGCTGCTGGACAGTTACGTTTAGCGTATGCTGCGGCTGCTGCTGATGGACAAACAGGTACTTCCCTTTCAGATAAAGACGTTATCAACTTCTTAGCACAATTAGGTTTTGGTGATAAAAATGCTGAATTAGTTGGTAAAAAATTGACTGGTTTTGTTGTGAACCGTTTACAAAATTTTGATTCTAGGGAATTTAGAGATTTAGCAAATAATAGCAGAACACACAACCCAGCTAATATCCAACGAGTTAATAATTATTTAGTAGGTACTTTAGGTGTTGGTCGAGGAGATTTAGCTACAATCGCTGATCCTAGTAAAAGTCAAGAAGAAAAAGATAAAGCTGTTTCTAATGTTTTTGAGAGAATCGCTCTAACCTCTAGGGGAACAGCGTTTTCTGATTTTGTATACGATAAAGAAAACAATCGCATCCGTTATAGACCTGTATTAGAGAGGTTGCAGGGACGCGAGCGTATTTATAACGAATATATGAATAAGATCTTCCCTCATTACGGTATAACTGAAGATGAGATAAATCTGGTTGGTGAAAGGGAAACAGATCCTCTTCAAACAGGTCGCAGCTCACAAACTCCTGCTGGAGAATTACAGATTCGCATTAGGACAGCGCCATGAGCACAGCCCCTAATGTTCAAGTTTTAGATAATTTTCTACAAACACCCGAGTTTGAGGCATTTAAACAACTTACATCGCTTCAAACAGTTGGTGATTTTACTCTAGGAGAGATTTTTGCGAACGACCCTGTTCGTCTTAACGCTTTTTTAGAGGCAGAATATCTACAACAAAAAGCTGAAGAAGGGAACGAAACAGCTGCTGGATTAGTTGACGCTCAAGATACTGATATTACTAACGCAACATATCGTTATTTACAGAGATATCAAAAACTAGATCCTGTAGAACAAACTGCTCTACAACTAGATACGCAACCACGACAAGTAGCGATTGGTAGAGAACAAGGTTTACCAATAGATATTATGTCTACTTTTGGTCAAGAGTCTGATTACAGCACTCTTACCGAAAGTATGACAGACGAAGAAGAACGACAGCGTTTAGTTTCGTTAGGAGTAGACCCTGATGTTATTTACGAAGGGGATAAAAACTTTTATCAAAAATTTATGCAGGGTTCAGATCCTGTAGATGAGAACTCTCCTTGGCGAGTAAAATCTTTTTTCTTCCCAATAAATATCACTCCGTTTGAGGCTGAAAAATTATTAGAAAAAGAATCGCCTAACGCTGAGTTTAGATATATAGATCCACGCGACCCTAGTATGGGAGTCGCGATTCGCGATGAAACTACCAACGGTAGATTTGTTCCTTTACGTCCTCAATTCGGTTACGAAATGGGCATGGAAGAACTTATTACAGTGGTAGGACAAGAAACAGCAGCCCTCGTTACCGAGGTTGTCGGTATGAAAGGTTTAAGTAAGTTGCTTGGTGAGGCAGGAGAACAAGCTACTTACAGACAAAAAGCTGGTCGCGGGGCAGGAACTGTGGGGGTCGCGGGGTTAGCCGCAGGTATGGGCCGTTTTGCACAATTAGCATATGGAAACGCAAAAGGTATTAACGATGTTTCTATTGAACGTGCTTTTGATGACGCTAAAATAGCAACTATTTTAGCAGGAACTGGGGCAGCGGTTATTGGAAGCTCATTATCTGTTCTTGGTCGAGTTTGGCAATCTGTAACTGGCTCTGCTATTCCTGAAGAAATCCTCACTCGCCTGCGAGCTAAAATTGATAATGTTAAAACGAAGGGAACTTCCGAAGAATTTACTTCTGAAGAATTAGCAGAAAGAACACGAGAAGCAGCTATTGCTGTGGGGGAGAGTGTTAAAGAATACACCCCAACAGCAGGAGAGCTAAGCCAAGATAATTTCTTAAAAGCATTAGAACTAGAGCTTTTTGCTCAAACTTCTCCTACTTCTAAAGGCAGACAAGCCTATGAAGACATTATCCAAAACAATTCTAACGCTGCTTTTAATTTTTGGACAGAACTTACAAAAAATGTTCCTGAGTTACAAGCTATCTCTTACACTGATTTTAGAGAGTTTTTAGCCGCCCAGCAAAAACAATATGCTGAACAAGCAGCTGAAGCTGCAAAAATAAAAATTCGTGATATAGAGGAAGGAGCGACTATAGATCAGGTTTTACCTGAACAGCCTCCTGAGCAAATGCTTACGGTTGATGAACTTGGATCTACTTTTACAAGAGATCAAGAATCAGGAAGTTTAGTCTTTAAACGTAATACTCCTGAGTTTTTAGCTCAATCTGATGAGGCATATAACGCTGCTAAAGATTCGGTAGCTAGAGAAATTGATTCGTTATCGGGTCTTAAATACGACCGTAAAACTGATTCAGCAACAAAAATTATCCCAGCTTTTCGAGCAGCGTTTAACGCTGGAGAAGATAAAGACGCGATCATGCGAACTCTAGGAGAAGTTGAAGCGTCTGATGTAATTAAAAGTATGATCCCGATGCGAGATGGTGTCAGTATCCTGAAGCAATTACTCGGGGTAAGAATGGAAACTGGTCCAGAGGGAAACAGATTCTTAAAACAAGCTGATTTAAGTTTTGGGCAATTGGCGGGAATGCAAAATGCTTTAAACACTTTGTTCATGGAAAGTTCTGACCGTGGTGTTAGACAAGTTGCTATGGATTTACGGGATGCTGTAGAAGCT